CGGAGACCACATCAACCTTACCTGCCAGTTTCACCTTCAGCTGCTGCCAGAAGTACAGTAAACCATTTTCGTCGAGGTATTTAGCCATGTTAATCCTCCTACATGCTTATAATTGCCATGATGTCCGTGTTGGTCATTGCTTCGCTCGACCGGACACTAAGTTCCCTATCCAGGTTAGAGATAGCTGCTATCGGATGCTGGTCCGGTGCATCCCGGTTGCTCAGCATCCGATGGTCTCCTGTGCTCACCATCTGGGCAGATTCAAATTTGACGCCGAACCCGCTTTCGCTCTCGAATCCAGCATCAAATGACTGCTCTGAGCTCTGCATTTTCAATGTGAATGCCATTAGATCTCACCGTCCTTAAGGATTCCGTCAACAGTAGTCCTCACCTTTGTAGATGCTACACGTTCTCCGTTGTCCCATCCGGCTCGAATCTGAATCGATACGGGGCCGTCATCGGACCGGAACCGAAGCGTCTCGGCCTGTGTCAGCTTGACCGTCACCGACGTTTCCGTGACAGTACAGTCAGACATTGCCTTCTCGATGATAGTTCTGCCGCCCTGTTTGTATGTAACATACAGGACCTCGCACCCCGTCAGATCCACGTTCACATTGAAGGTGTTCGTGGGCGTGGTGCCTCGAATAATGTTGTTACTCATCTTCTGCCTCCTGCCACTTAGAATTCTCTTTTACATCGCCCCAGGTATCAGCTCCATCGTTCCAGGTCGTCTTCCAGGTTAACGGTGTGAACCGTCTCCACCGGTTGAACACAATCCTGACGATGACATCCATGTCTGCCGGAGCCATTGCCCGGATGAGGTCACGGATGTTCTGGACCTTCAGGACTTCTGCGAGCATGATACCCACATCCAGCGTCTTACCTGGCACATCAATCCTCAGTGAATACTTATCACCAACCATTGACTGCAGGACCTCATGGAACTTAGGCTCTGTATACGGCAGGCCGGAGGTCCATTTGCCCTTGATAGCCAGCCGGCGCTCGAATAATGTCTCACTGCCGGTGTTCTGGATGCCGATAATCTTTTCCCAGCGTTCGCAAGTCGCCTCGTCCATCTCATCAAAGTAGTAGTTGTTTACCTGTGCTCCAAGCGCTACCCACAGCAGCCGGAGCTCTTTGTCATAGGCTTTTGCAATGCGCTGGAACTCTTCGATGCTCTTAATATGCGGAGGAAAATAATGGATAGTGTCGACAGGTCTCATCTATCCACCTCCTTAATGCACTGTTAAGGTGCCCATCACCGGGATCTCGTCGGATGCAAGCCGCAGGTTTGTCGTGGACCCATTGAGCGTGGTTCCTGTGATATCTGTGACGCCGGTTACATTCAGCACAGCGGCCTCCAGGCGGGACACATAAACCAGTGATTCCGTCCTGGCATCACCCTCCGGCCAATCTTCTGCTACGCTCTTGATATAGTTCTGGACCGCTGCGGTAATCTCTTCACCGATGGTTGCCCAGCTGTAGCCGGCTGTATAAGTAATGTTTGTCACCACGTTGACCGTCACCGGATTAACTGCCGCCACCGTGACATCATGGTCAATGGGTGCGTAACCGTAACCCGTACCACCGTCGGTAGGCACCAGAGCCTCCTGGATCTGATTGATGAGATAGCTGGACGGCTCGCCATAGTCCGCAGAGATGACTACCACCTTCACGGTTCCGACACCATCCCAGACGGGGTAGACCTTGCAACCACCTACGCCTGCCATTGAATTGACAATGGTTTTGTAGGCCGTGATGTTGCCGCCGAATGCTTCTGTGGAGAATGATTCCAAGTATCGCCTATAGAGCTCTTCCTGTGTCTCGTCATCGTCTCCGGCAATCAGCACCTCAGTGATGACTGCGGATGTTAATCCGTCCACATAGTCGATGGGCGTCAGCTGACCGAGCAGCTCGTTCGGGCCGCTTCCAGTTTCCTCGCACATGGCCTTGTAAATGTGTTCGGATGCATCCAGCTCCTCAGTAACGATATAGTTAAAACCCTTCAGGGATGCTCTCCATCCAATCGGGAGCGCCACGTTTGCCGTAATGCTTACATACGCATTGGTTGCGGCCTTGCGGGTCAGTCCTCTGTTCGCCGCGATACGCACCAGGCCGGCCATGTCTGCTGTATCCGCAAAGCCCTGATTGAGTACATAATTTGCCTCGATATAGAGCTTTTCCAGTTCGTAGGCAAGAGCACTCAAGGCATTGAATACCAGACTGCCCTCGCCCTTCTGGATGCCGTCACCGGCCTCTGCCTTCGCGTCTGCAAGCAGATTCTCATAAGTCATTGATTCATACATCTTCCTCTACCTCCAAACTGCCGAAGGATGTGATGACCGTGCAGGTGATATGCAGCAGGTCACCGTTGCGGGTGACTTCAAAATTCTCAACGGCACTGATGTATGGATTTACGAAGAGTGCGTCTTCCAGCTCCGTCAGAACGTCTGCATTCAGATATTCGTCAGTCAGAACCTGGCCGATGTACTGCTCGAACTCCGTGCCATACTGCCAGGAGTAAATCGGGAATCGGAATCGCGGTGTCTTAAGGCAGCACCAAATCCATACCTTCACGGCCTCGATGCCCTCGACAATCTCACCTGTCAGCTGACCGGTCTCGAAGTCTATGCCGTATTCACGTGGCACAGCCAGCACCTGAGCTGCCGCCGTATTTTCACTAATTTCAGTAGCCATAAAAGATGGCAAAAGGCTCATACACTCACCATCCTTTCAATCACCAGGAACGTGCTGTCATCCAGCTGATAGGCAAGCACCACATCCCCTGCCGCGAGTGCTGAAGAATAACTGGAAGAGTCGGTCAGTGCCGCACCATCATGGCAGGTGCCTGCTACCTTCGTGCAGATAGGTGCCATCAGGTGGGATGCTATCCGCAGGTTCGGGGAGGTTATGAGCATCTGTCCGACCTGGAGAACGTTCGGGCCTGCCATCTGGCAAAGCTGGAGGCCGCGCCCTGTCTGACGCTCGCCGCCCATCATGGCCGCCATGTCATCAGTCCAACTCACTTCGTGCTCGCCTCCTTCTTCTTGCTCTTGCTCTTCTTGTCCTTGTCTTCTTCCTTGACTTCCTTCGTGTTCATGATGGCCTCGAACTCTAGCTCCAGCTCCATCGTGTGGACTCCGTTCTGCCAGGTGTGGCTGTCGGAACTTATCCAGTACCGCCCGGAGAGGCCGGTAGCCGCATCATAGAGCATGACATAGTAGCAAGACAGGCAGTTGATGTCGCCCAGCGCGTTGATTTTAATCTTCTGCTGGGGCTTGACCTTGAGCATCTTAGTTGCCGCTGTAGTCGGATCTACGCCCTTTTCCTGCTTGTAAATGTCCTGGAAGATGCCGAACTTACCAGCGGAATCGGCATCATTGACCTCTCCAATCTGGTTTCCTTTGTCGTCGTAAACCTTCACTCGGTTCACGATGGCATCCATGCTCTCGGAGAAGTTGCTGGCCGTGATGTTGGAAGAATCCGACAGGGTGAAGCCGTTAACTATCCACTCAGCCTTGTAGACGCCCAGACCGCGCTTGTAAATCATGGCGAAATATTTATCCCCAGTGATCTTATGCGCCTTGGTATAGGCGGCCATAATGATATCGTAAAGGGTCATCTGGTCGCAGATCAGGGAAGCGATGTTGACACCGGTCACATAGATAGACGGGATGCCGTCAGCGTACCGGAGAGGAAACTGCACATCTGCCGCCACCTGCATGGTGATTGCCTCCGGTGTAACGTTCTGGAAGTTGTACTGGCCTTTAGACTCAAGCAGATGCTTCATCGGATCGGATGCCGTGAAGGTAATCGTCCCGATGTCGCTCGATTTCTCAATCCCGAATATCTGCCCGTAGAAAACCTCTCCTTCCTTATCATCCTCCAGTGACACCAGGTCACCAGTAGAAATAGTCGGAATCTTAATAGCCGGGTCATACGGGTCATTAACATAAGCGAAATCCAGAGTCCTGCACGCGGATGAGGCGGACCCTTTCCACGTCACACTTGCACAGGCTCCGGTGATGTCATACTGCTGACCACTGTCAGGCTTATAAAGCTGTACCCTCATGATTCAACCTTTGCGCTCGGAATCGTCAGGGTCATGCCATCCATAATCATGTTCGGGTCCGCACCGATGGCTGCCTTATTCTGCTCGTATATAGCATGCCAGTCTGCCGAACCTGTCAGCTGACGGGCTATGGTTGAGAGGCTGTCCCCTGCCTTGACCGTGTAGGTCGTGCCGGTGGTTGTCTCCGGCTCCGTTCTGGGGCTCTCTTCCAGCGTCTTGCCTTCTACCGCAACGGCATCCGGCTGACTCTGTTCCAGGCT